CCCGGTCGGGGGCGGGGGGGCCCCCCCCGCGGGCCGCCCCCCCCCCCGGGGTTTTGGGCGGGGTGGTGGGGAGGGTGGGAAAAAAAAAAGCGCCTTTTTATGGGGGAAAAAACCCCCCCCCCCCCCCCTCAGTCAAAAATAATCTATGCATCATGCACCCCCCCCCCCCCCCACAAAAAAGGTGCAAAACGGCCCCAAAGGAGGCCAAAACCCCAGGTGCAAAACGGCCCCAAAGGAGGCCAAAGACCCCCCTTTTTTTTAAAAGGGAAACACTGCAACCCCGGACCTTTTTTTTGTTTAGATATACGACCTTTTTTTGGGTTTTCAAAGTCATCACAGGGCGACCCAAGTCATCACAGGGCGACCCAAGTCATCACAGGGCGACCCAAGTCATGACTTTATGAACCGGCCTTTTAGTGCATAAAAGCCTATATATACGCCATAAGGAGTGATTATGCATGGTTGCTAAGCCAAGATTCGCAACGACACCCACAAAAGGTGCCAAGACGTGGCAAACTGACCTATGGCGAGGTGCCGAGTCGTTTGGGACTCCATTTATGCCGTGGCAGAAGCGAGCGGGCCGCCTCTTGGCTGAGTACAGGCCAGAGCTTTGTACTTGCCATAAGCCCGCCAGGTTACTGCCACGTTTCAAGACCGTTGCCGTGACTGTTCCCCGCCAGCAAGGTAAAACAGTACTGGCCAAAGTGGTCGTAGACAACAGAGCTCGGGTTGATTCCTTTGCTGAGATGTACGGAACCGCTCAAACGAGGCAATATGCGGCCAAACACGTCATAAACCTAGGAAAAACACTGCAAAAAGGCGGCGTAAAGCTCTATAGGGGTGTAGGAAACGAGAAAGTAGTCTGGCCTAACGGCTCAGAATACCGCCCAATCAGCCCCAATGAGGGGGGAGGACACGGTGATTCTATTGATTTCATGCTGGTAGATGAAGGCTGGAAGCTCTCGATGAGCACTCTCGGAGGCATCGCACCCGCTATGATCGCTCGCCCGCACGCTCAGATGCTCCTAATCTCAACCATGGGCACAAAAGAGAGCTCGGTTTGGAACGGAATCGTCACTGAGGGTCGCGATGCAGTAGAAAATCCGGATTCTAAGATGGCTTACCTCGAATACAGCGCTCCAGATGACGAGACGGTCTTAGATGACTCAAGATGGCACGAATGGATGCCAGCTCTAGGCAAAACAGTCAGCAAAGACGACATTCACACTTCCATGAAGCTAATGCTCAGCGACGCTGACATGGGACCTTCTGAGGTGGTCCGAGCGTTTGGAAACCGCACTGTAGACACGCTAGTAACGGTGTTCCCCCAGGAATGGGTGGCTGCGGCCTGGAGAGTGATCGAGCCGCCAGAGAGCTTTGTGCTCGGCCTAGACGTGAACACTAGGCCAGACGGTGCCAGTCTAACTACAGCCCATCAGTCTACAGAAGGCACCACCGCTCTTAGGAACATAGAATGGCGCTACGGGTCGCCTTCCTGGGTGCCTGAGGTCGTGGGCAACATTCTCCAGCAGCGAAAGGTGACTGTGGTTGTCGGTGACTTTGGAGGCCCGGCCAGGGCGATCAAGGATGAAGTACAGCGCCTCTGCGATAACGCAGGAATCGCTCTACTGGATCGGCTCCCAAGGGATTTGGCTGCTGACACGCAATCGTTTTACGACGGGCTCAGGGAAGGAAACGTACATATGCAAAAAGACGAACCGCTATATCACGCAATCCTAGATTCTCGGAAGAAGGACATTGGGGACCTTTGGTTAGTGGCTCGTCGGCACATGATCCAGGACGCATCGCCTATCATTTCCGCCATTCTGGCGTTCGGCCAGGCCCGGGCGTTGTCCGAGGTGCCAACTCTCAAAGAGTTAATACACTTCTAAACAGCCAGAAATCTGCTAAGTTATTAGGTGACCGCTTTGGGAGTGTGCTTTGCTGTTGGGCACCTTGAATAATTTATGAGTAGATTCGCATGGGCGCAGCCCAATAATAGGGCCATCGAGCAGGTCACAGATATTGGTTTAGCGTTCAGTGCCGCTCAGTCAGATCTCACAAGCTATTCCGACCAGTCGATCCCGGCCGTTTTTCGTGCCGTTCAGTTCATTGCGGACTCCGCCGCCTCGCTGCCAATGGAGCAATACAACGGGAGAGTATTGACAGCCGCCCAGCCGATTCTCACAGCGCCCAACCCCGCTGAGATTTACCACGACTCACTCTCGAAGATAATGCTCAGTCTGCTGTGGCGAGGAAACGCCTACCTGTGGATTAGAACCCGAGACGGTGCCGGGAACCCCACTACAGCCTACGTTTTGAATCCAGACGAGGTGACTGTTGAGTGGGACAGATCAAAGCTCTTTCCTCTGTATTCCTGGAGAGATACAGGCATGGTTGTTGATAGCGAAATCCTACATATTTCTATCAACAAAGGGCCCGGGCAGCTCCTGGGTGTTGGCCCCATAGAGGCAGCACGGAACACTTTGAGCGGTGTTAAAGCAGAGAACAATATGGCAAGAGAGCTTTTCGAGAACAACGCTTCACCCTCTGGTCTACTAAAGGTGCCCTGGAAAGTAACTGGCACTGAGGCAAACGAGATCCAAGAGGTTTGGGAAACAAAGCACCAAGGCCGCAAGCGCCCAGGAGTGGTATCAGGTGGTATCGAGTGGGAGCAACTCACTATCAACCCTGTTGACGCTCAATTTATAGAGCAACGCAATTTCTCAGTCCAGGAGATAGGCAGAATGTTCGGCCTTTCAGGGTTCTTTCTCCTGGTGTCTAGTGGTGACTCCATGACCTACAGCACCACGGAGTCGCTGTTCAGAATGTTTCTGACGACTACTTTGAGACCCACGTTTCTCGAACGTATAGAGCAATCCTTCAGCAGGCTGCTCCCCACTAACAACACCGCCCGCTTCAACGTGGATGAAGTACTCAGAGCGGACCTAGAGGCCCGCTACCGCGCATATCAGCTTGGCATTTCGGCTGGAGTGCTCACTAAGAACGAAGCCCGAGCTCTGGAGGGCTTAGAGGCTTTGACTGGTGGAGATGCCATCGAAATAAACACGTCCCAAAATATTGGAGCCATTAATGAATGACGATATTGTATATCTGGACGCCCAACCTATGGAGGTGCGCTCAGTAGAGAAACGACTAATCAGTGGCAGAATTGTGCCGTATGGTGAAGTGATTAATATCAGGGGACGCTCCGAGTCGTTCGCTCCAGGTGCACTGGCTGACATAGACGCCAGCACAGTGAAGCTCCTAGTACACCACGACAACACCAAGCCGATTGGCAAGATGGTGGAGCTCGAAGAGCGCACAGACGGAGCGCACGCCACTTTTCGCGTTTCCAAGACCCGAAGAGGGAACGAATTTTTAGAGTTGGCCGCAGATGGCGTTATGGCCTTTTCACCAGGTTTCTACACTGGTGAACAGTCGGCCTCTGGAGTCCACACCCGTATTAAGTCAATGCCAGAAACTTCTCTAGTAACTTTCAGTGCTTACCAAGGTTCCGAAGTGCTAGCCGTAAGATCAAACCAGGAGGAAGAAATGGAAGAAACAATAGTTCAGGAGGCCACACCAGTGGTCGATCTGGCACCGATCAACACCCGAATGGACGCTTTCGGAGCGACCCTGGAGCGTCTTGAAACCGCCCAGGCTGCACCGCCTGCCACCAGAGCTCGAACCAGTGCGCCTACGCCTTTACAGTGGTTCGCAGCTCAGATCGAGGGAATCGCAGGCAAGACCACCGAACGGCGTGACAAGCTGGCAGCATCGTTTGATGCGTTCCAGAGCCGAGCAAGAGCCGGTGACCTCACCGACCTTGAAACCCGAGCTCTTGCCGACGTTGTCGGTGGCGGAGTTCAAGCCGGTGACTCAAGCCCCGCTGATGACCTTTCCGGGTTAGTCATTGAGGAACTGATCACCTCGCAGCTTGTCAACGTGCTCAGCACAAGGCGGCCAATGTTTGACGCTTTGGGGACTATGGGAATGCCACGCAGTGGATATGCCAAAATTCCAACCATCACACAGCACACGTCTGTCGCCGTTAGTGCTGGCCAGAAGGTAGAAGCGCCTAGTCAGTCGCTCATTTCCACTAACGCTTCGTTTGAAGCCAAGTGGATCAAGGGCGCAGTTGACATCTCGCTAGAGGTGCTCGCCACCGCAGAAATGGACGTGCTAGGCTTAGTGTGGTCTGACCTATTGGGATCATATGCCGCCGCCACCGAGTCTGATGCCAGCGCTGGAGTGGTTCCGCTTATCGAAACGGACATCGGCGGAACGTACACGGGTACAGCCCTTGACACGTCCACCTATGCACTGTTTATTGCTGACGTGGAGGCTCAGGTGGATGTCATTGATGACGCCGCCGGTGACGTTCCAACACGGTTGGCAGTTACTCGTGCTCAGTGGTCCGCTCTGGTGGCAATGGTTGACGCTAACGACCGCAGAGTCTTCTCCACTATTGGAGCTGCAAATGCGGACGCTGAAGTAGGACTTACAGCCCGATCCTTCTCGCTGCCAGGTGGCATTGAGGTGTTCAAGGTAAAGGGACTCACTCAGGCGCTGCTGTTCAACCCACGTTCTCTGTTGGTTGCTGACTCAGGGCCATCAAGAGTCGAGGCCACGAACGTTGCCTTGATGGGTAGAGATGTTGGAGTGATAGGGCGCACCATGCTGGTGCCTCGCATTCCCGCAGGCCTGGTCTACTTCGGTACAGCCCCATAAACAATGGCTGACGTTGGTGATCTTGTAGTTGAAGCGTATCCCCTTACAGGGGCTACTAAAATCGTGGCTGAGGAATCAACCGTCTTTGGATGGATTGAGATTCTGAACACGGCCTCTATCGGCACTTACCCTGCCTATACGCTCAGCTATGAGATCACCACGACCACCGAACGGCCTCTATTACGCTATAAGTGGGAGCTGGGAGCCACTTCGACGATTTGGCTCTCACCGCTCTCGCTGTCAGTTGCAGCGACCGACGAGGTGACCGCAAGGCTCACTCAGGCTGTACTCGCTAAGGCTGTTCGCATACTGCTGCTCGTTGAGGCACCGCTAGGAACCTTTGGGGAGTTATCAGAGTTCGGCCAGGCGGCAGTACGGCCCGACTACCAACAAACAGAGCTCCTGTACGGACTCAGGTTCGTAAATTGGGCCGATGACCTTTCGACCCTAGTGAGCACCAGCGACGTGATCCGTGCTGGCCTCCAGGCTCCGCCAGCAGACTTCCCGTCTGCGAACCTGCCAGACGTGACCAGAGCCATAGATGCTGCCGCCAGCTGGGTGGGCTCTGAGCTTCTAGACGGTGCAGGCATCGCATGAGTATGATTACCAACTTAACCGACGGCCTAGCCGAGGAGTTCGCAGACGAAATAGTGTTCACCGCCTCACCGCCTGCAAATGTGTCGGTGCCGTCTGTTATAGTGTCGCCCGCCGACCCGTATCTGTTGCCGTGGTC